CCCGCTTTAGAAGCCAGCTAGCAAGCTGACTTTCTGTTGCGGGCCTGCTGTGCATATCCACTATGCTGGAGTAATCCAGCATTCCAAGAAGGGAAGATTCTCTGTATGTCATCCAATGTTCCTAGAACACGTCTATCTAAAAATAGCCGCAGGCAGCGGAAAGAGTATACCGATGCCACTAGGTCTACTGATTTCAGTTACACTGATTTCAGCCTTGGAGAAACAGTATCCAAATTATGGATATCGGAAGGCCATCCCATTAACCGGAAAACCGGCAAGCGGGAAGGGGGAGGTCCATTTCATGTGACCCATCAGGAGACTTTTGCAAAGCCTGCTGATGCTCCTGAGTTGTGTAAGGGCACTGGTGCCTCGGAGAAGTTCTACCGAGGTATCCTAATGCCCGCCGCAATCCAGGATATCCCAAGCGTTAAAGCGTACTATAACGGTAGCCCTCAGGGTCAAGACGTTTCTAGTCTTAACTCTTTGGGTACTACTGCTATAGCGCAATGCGCTCCAACAAATCCTTCCAGCAGCCTCGGAACCTCCTTAGCTGAATCCTTTAGAGAGGGAGTTCCCTCTCTTCCAGGTATTCAGCTTTGGAAGAACCGAACTGAAAAGCTAGTGGCTGCTGGGTCGGAGTACTTGAACTACCAATTCGGGTGGGCTCCTCTTCAGAATGAAGTTAATTCTGTCGTGAATACCGCCCGTAATCATCGTGACATTTTACAGAACTATCGTCACAATGAAGGTAGGGATGTACACCGTCGATTTGATTTTCCTACAGAGATTCAGGAGGTAGCGGAACCTTCGGGTACCCACTACATTGGCGAAAACCTCAACAATCTGGCCGCTTACGCGTCAGTTGCTGGTGCCACTCCTGCAACGTGTCAAACTGTTTTCCGAAAGGAAACGAAGAGATGGTTCGAGGGGTGTTTTACCTTTGGTGGCATGTCTGGAACTGATAGCTTCAGACGCCAACTAGGTTTCGGCAGCGATGCCGATGCACTCTTCGGTTTGTCTCTTACCCCAAGTGTTCTTTGGGAGTTGACACCTTGGTCTTGGGCCGTCGATTGGTTCTCCAATACCGGTGACGTTATTACTAACGCCACTAACTTTGGAGCCGCCGGTCTTGTGATGCGATATGGATTCATGATGCAAGAAAGCATCGTTGAATACTACACGGAATTTTCCGGACAACGTTTGCGGGCTAAAGTTCAGCCCAATACGTATGTCTCGGTACCCGTGGGACCTGCAAAACGTGGTGAAAGACTTACCACCAAGAGCAGGGCCATCGCTAACCCCTTCGGGTTTGGTGTTGGTTGGGAGGGTTTATCACCCACTCAACTCGCCATAACTGCAGCACTCGGTATCACCCGGTTGTTGTAGTAGTTGTTAATACTACTAAACTAGGTGGCACTGAGTCACCGTTCTAAAGGAGTGTGCCTATGGCACTGACCGATCCCCAGAAATTCAAAGAAGTCGCGGGTACGGAAGTGACTGCCCCTCGTGTTTCTACGGGGGACTTCAAGTCCGTATACGAGACCTCTGACGGTCTGAATAAGCTGACGTTGTCAACTACGACGTCTAGCTCAAATCGGAAACGTCATCTGGTGCGTATCGACGTTGAAAAGCTAGCTACGAACATTTACGAAGAATCCAAGAAACAGGCAGTCTCGATGAGTGTTTATCTCGTCATAGACCGTCCCGTTAATGGATACTCCGTGGCGGAATGTAAGAAACTGGTTGAAGGTATTGTTGGCCTTCTCTCGGCTTCTACTTACGCCCTGACTGAAAAGGTGCTCGGAGGAGAGAGCTAAATCTCCTCTCTACACCTTTGGTCGACAGGGTTTCGGGTTAATTCCCCGATTCCTTTAGACCACTATCATTTCTTAGAAATTTGCTTTTTATTTCTTCGAGATGGTTCAGTCAGTTTTTGCCACCACATTTGGCGTTTTTAGCCAGTGGGGTGGTTTCCCTTTGAAAGGGGGTAGCATTTGAGACGGCGACGCAGGAGAAAATCCTACATTGCCTATCCCGACCGATGGTTCAAGGTGGTTGCCTTAGGGGTTATACTCCTATTGCTCTACCTCGTTCCAAAGGAGCTTTTCATAGGCCTAGATATTCTGGAATATATTAAATAATCCGCCTGAATAGAACATCAGGTTGAATATCTACCCTTCAGTGCTCTGGGCTAAGGATAACCACCTCTATTAGGAGGCGTTATGAAAAGCCTGATCGCACTCTGGAATGTGTTAGCCAATGACTTGGCTAGCAGATGTAGCACTAGCACCACCATGGACATTAATACCGTCCAAGGTCGTGTCAAACACGAGGGTTTATCGTTTTTGACGATAACCCTTCCTACCTTTGGAAAAGACTTTCAGTATTGTCTTGACCAAGGGTTTGTCGTTCCCAAAGCCTTTCCTTCATTTCGAAAGACTGGCTCGTGTCTCCCCTCATTTCTGAGAGGTTTCACAGAACGTGTATTTGACACTGGTACTGGTGTCCTTTTGAGTAATCCGGATGTTGAAGCCATCTACGCCGTAAGACAATTGACTTTGATCTTCGGCAAGATGCTTCTACCATGTACTCCCGAAAGAGAGTCCGCGGCTATGTCGGATTACGTTCAATGTGATATGGAAGTCGACAATGTTGAGTCATGTCTTCCTGAGTCTGATTTATCAGATTTCGGTCGAATCGCTCAACTTTTGTTTAGGGACCTCTTTTCACACCTAGATCGTGAGATCTTGGAGGAAAGAATTGTCCCGAAACACGGTCCTGGTGCTGTTGCTGAGAGGCTTACCAGCAATGGTAAGTATCAAAGCCAGTACTGGACCGACCGCCTAGAGAAAGTCTTCCACGTTGGAGATTTCCTCTTTCCAAACAGTAGATTCATTGAGTCTACTTATGAGGATGGTGGTATCGAATTCCACGAACCCGGTTCGGAGATGCCTAGTAGGGTTATCTCCGTTCCTAAGACGCAGAAGACACCCCGCATTATTGCTATCGAGCCCTCATCTGTACAGTACGTACAGCAAGGTATACTCGAGGTTTTAATGCAGAAGATCCATTCTAGTTTTCTGAATGGATTTATCGGTACTGAGAGTCAAGAACCTAACCAGATTCTTGCTCAGGAGGGTTCCAGTGATGGTTCCCTTGCAACACTCGATTTGAGTGAGGCATCCGATAGAGTGTCGGCTAAGCTCGTCCGTACCCTCATGCGCCGGCATCATCTTTCATCAGATGCTGTCTTCGCTTGTCGGTCCGAAAGGGCTTCTGTGCCTGGCCATGGTGTTATTTCCTTGGCCAAGTTCGCGTCTATGGGTTCGGCTCTCTGCTTTCCCTTTGAGGCTATGGTCTTTTTGACCATTATCTTCTTAGGTATTGAGAGAGAGCAAGGACACCGGTTTACTAAGAAGTCCGAGATTTTGGACTTCTTAGGCAAGGTGCGCGTCTATGGGGACGATTTGATTGTCCCGGTAGATTACGTGCATACCGTTGTAGATCTCCTCGAGCACTTTGGTGCTCGAGTCGGTCTCAGTAAGAGCTTCTGGAATGGTAAATTCCGGGAGTCTTGCGGGAAGGAGTATTATCTCGGCCAAGACGTTAGTATAGTCAAGGTCCGGATGATGTTTCCCTCACATCGGCAGCAAGTTGCTGAGGTCGAGTCGCTCGTTTCGCTCAGGAACCAGATGTATTACTCTGGTAATTGGGCTACTGCGAGTTGGCTTGACGGAAGGATCGAAGGGATTTTGAGATACTTCCCTAAAGTTCTTCCCACCAGCTCAGCGTTAGGTCGTCACTCCTTTCTTGGTTACCTTTCTGAGAAAGAGGACGAGCATTTGCATAGGCCCCTGGTTAAGGCCCATGTAACGTCGTCTGTTTCTCCTCGAGATCCTCTCGAGGGTTCGGGCGCCTTACTCAAGTTCTTCCTCAAGCGTGGCGTAGAACCCGCGTTTGATGAGAGGCACTTGGAACGTGCTGGACGTCCTCGTACCGTCTACATCAAAACGAGGTGGGTAACCCCATACTAGGGGATCCCTGGACTATAGATTGTTAATCTATAGGCTCTTAATTGAGCCTGGGAGATCTTTGTTGATCTCTGGGGAAG